ATCATCAAGATATTCCAATAGGAACAGTTATATCAGGTACTGAAGCTGGTAATGGATTTTATGCAGAACATGTTCCTAAATTATTTATTCATGAAGAATACAATACCGTATTAATTGAGAACATTCTGCGGCGACAAAAAACGGTACTGAAACAAATGAAAAAAGAAATGGAAGTGTATAAAAGATGTAATATAGACCCGCGTACATTTGTAATATTAGATGATTGTTTATATGACCAATCGTGGTCTCGAGATAAATTAATGAGATTGTTATTTATGAACGGTCGTCATTGGAAAATTATGTTAATTATTACCATGCAATATCCTTTGGGTATTCCTCCAAATTTAAGAACAAATATTGATTATGTATTTATTTTAAGAGAACCTTATTTAACAAATAGAAAACGTATTTGGGAAAATTATGCAAGTATGTTTCCTACATTAGAGTCATTTTGTGCTGTAATGGATCAAACCACTGAAAATTATGAATGTTTGGTTATTAATAATAATTCAAAATCAAACAAATTACATGACCAAATTGCTTGGTATAAAGCAGAAAATCATCCAGCGTTTAAGTTAGGTTCAAAAGAATTTTGGGAAATATCTAAAAATATGGGGTCAGATGACGAAGATGAAGCATATGACCCATCAAAGGGAAAAAAACGACAAGGTCCAGCCATTAATGTAAAGAAAAGTAAATGGTAATAGATTATGAAACACTATCAATATCAGATATATCATCATCTGAAAAACAATCAATTATTTGTGTTCGTGTTATAATAGGTGGAAATAGTTCATCGCTTTCTGTATCACTATCTGTATTATCATAAGAAGGAATTCTGATGGGTGGTTCAATTAATAGATTATTACTTGTATCATTTATAGTACTATGTATCATTTCATAATTAATATCAGTAAAACGAGTATGTTGCGGTGTATTATCATTTTCAAATGTTTCATCTTCATAATCTTCATAATCTTCATCTTCATCATAATCTTCATCTTCATAATCTTCATTATTTAAATGATATGTATGGTCTAAATGGCTATTCATATCATTATTAAACCAATTATCATTTATATTTACAGGAACGGCCTCTTTAAAATATTCTGAAGTTTTGTTTGTTTCTTTATTTAATTTAAGCATTCTTCTTCCAAAAATAGGATTATTATGTTTAAACTTTTTTAAAGATTCTATCCATTTGGACTTTGCATTTTCTTGAATACTTAAATCTAACGTATGACGATATTTATAATAAAGTTGAACGTGGTGTTTAAATGTATTATAGATTAAATCTTCAGGTACTTTCGTATTAAGTAGAATTTTACATTTAAGTAATTTAGCATTAAAATCGGTTAACATTTTTTTTATTTGTTTAATAACAACATCTTTTGTATTTAATTTTAAATAATTATCTATTAAATAATTACGTATACCTACTTCATTATCAGATTGAAATTTACTCATATGAAAATTAGTCATAAAATATAGATGATAAATAGTAGGTATCACAATATCATTATGTTTAAAGAAAAAATAGATATTATATAAATTGGCTTTAGAAAATGGAGAATTATCATATGGATTTTTAATTGATAATGGTAAAGAAAACATCATATCACAATTATATAATGAAGTGTTAATTATATTTTTTAAGTCAGAAATTGAAAATAAATATTTTGTGCTTTTTACATAAAGTGATAATATTCTAGGTTGTTTTTTATTAATGTTGTTATAACATAAGTCTTTATCATTTGCTATTTTTGCGGTTTTAAATTTATAACGGTAGGCTAGATAACTTAGGGAATGATATTGTTTTTGAATTTTACAAAAGTACTCAATTAACATTTCTTTATTTTCATTATTTAGAAAAGGATTCAATAAAAACATTTTTAATATTTCAAACTTACTACAATTTTTCATGTTAATAAACAATCCAGAAGTATAATTTAAAAAATGTGTATTATCATTCATTTTATTGTGAATAAATATATTATTATTATTATTAACAATATTTACATAATCGATATTATCATTTTTATCAATTAAAGGAGTATGGTATAATAGTTTGAAAGTAGACATCTATATAAATAAGGATAACATATTTATATAGATTTAATAATATATTTAATCCGATTTTTCTTTATCATTATCGTTTAGTATTTGTTTCACAAATTCTTCATTACGTAATTGAGTAGCTTCTGGTGTAGTCTCTTCTCTGCTATCAAAATCAACATTTTCAGTTACTCCTGATAAGTTACCTTCTTCATCAATAGTTTGTGTTAATACATTACCACTCTTTTGCGCCTTTTCAATATTTTCACGAATAGCTTGCTTCTTGGTTTCGCGAACACGTTCTTCAAACTCTTTCTTTGCGAGTTCTTCGTTTTTCATTTTTTCTTGGTGAAGAGCATTTAGTTCTTCTTCCATATGTTCAACACGTCCTGTTTTATAAGCATCCGGGTCCCAAGGTAACCATGTTCCAACTGGTCCAACAAAGATATCATGACTAGGGTCTTGTTCACGTAATTGCTTACTTTTGTTTTCAGCTTCGTCTTGTGTACCGTAAACACCTCTAATCTTTAGTCCACGAACAGAAGTTTGGAAAGCATGTTCCTTATTAAATTTTTCACTTAATTTATCTTCTTCTTTATCCATAAAATTCTTGAAATCATCTTCAATACCACTCTTTTGTAGTTTGCTTGATTCTTCTTTAACAAATTCATTAAAATCGCTGATAAGAGTATCTACCTTTAATGAATATTTATATGCGATAAAATGAATGAATTCAAAATAACGTTCCATAGATTTAGAAAAATCCCAACGTTTTATGAATTGGTCAAACAAATAAACCTCACGTTTTTTTAAAATTTTTTCGGGAGATACAAATGATAAGCATGCGAATTTTTGACCAGCAATTGGTTGGTCTTCATCGCATAAATCAATATATTTAGGATTCTTTTGTCCGTTTTCTAAATTCTTTTTTTCAAAAGTAGACATATACTATTGTATCGTTCTATTATTTAAGTAATTTTTATATTAATAACTAATTCATATAATTTAGAAAAAAAATCTGATATATAGTATATACGATGGACGGACTTTTCGATCTTAACGAATTAGTAAAACGTGCTATTAAGTACTTAATTGAAGGTTTAGCAGTTGGTATTTGCGCTATGTTAATCCCCAAGAAACCTTTATCTGTTGAAGAGGTTATGATTATTGCTTTAACAGCCGCTGCTGTTTTCAGCATCCTTGATGTTTTCATTCCTGCTATGGGTGAATCTACCAGAACCGGTGCAGGTTTCACATTAGGTAGTTCTTTAGTTGGTGGTTTGAAATTTGCTGCATAAATTAATTAATTAAATTATATTATTATGAATATAATTTGATAGAATTTAACTATGAATATATATGTTTAAAATATATATTATGGACATTTTCTTTTACGCATTTTTGATTTTATTAATGTATTTTTTAGCAGGTATTAATAAAGCAAATAATTTTTCATCAACGGTTAAAGGGTTTCAAAATATGTTTTTCTTGAAAAAATTACCTGATTATTTCTATTATTTAACAATATTTGGTGTTGTTTTATTGGAAATATTCGCACCTATTATCATACTATTTTCTTTGTATACAAATACATATACAGAATATGCATATTATTCTAGTATAGGATTAGCATTGTTTACTGTTTTAGCAACTTTAATATATCATTTTCCTTCCAACAAAAGTCAATATTATGCTTTTATGAAAAATTTAACAGCAACTGGTTCATTAATGTTACTTTCAACTATGTTTCAATAATGTAATTATCTTATAATAATATATATGGATTATTGTTTATTAATTATTTTAACCTTTGTTGTAACTGCTCTTTGGGACGTAGCATTGCGTTTTATGTCGCTTAATTATGATAAGCTACCAAAATACTTTCAAATGGATTTCGTGGAAGATTTGATACCTTATTTTAAACATCATACCTTGTTAGCAGCTGCTCTTATTGCTGGATTTGTAGGTGCTACTACGCAACCATTTATTTTATCGTTAATGTCTTTTCCAAAGAATATTTTTGATATAGTTTATGTATTGAAGTTTATGATAATAACATTTATTATTAGTGCATTATATGGTTTTGTAATGAAAGGAAGTAAATTATTTCCTCATTTAGAAAAACATTATTATGATAAATTGGGTGTTGCGAGAAGTATGTACACTGATGGAGTATCTGGTTTAATTGTTCAATCTACATTATTGGCAATTTATACTGTATTCAAATTACATTAGATGAATAATTAAATTATATTTTATTATTATGAATATAATTTAAACAGTAGGGAAATATTCCCAGTCTAAATCTTCACATACCTTTTTCCATATCATATCTTGTTCTAATTGTTTTTCACGGTCTTTCATCATAGGAATATAAGGTAAATATTGGGTTTGGTCTAATAATACACATAATTGGTAAAGCGTATATGTGTAATTAAAGAAATTTGTTCGGTTAGGAGGGCAATGCACTGCCCAAGGCTTTTGGATTTCAATAAACAGAACACATAAGGTTTCATGTAATTCTTCATTCATGATGGGTGGTTTTACACCGAACAAAGAATTAATGTATTGAATACGCTCAAAATACTTGTTATAATTTAATTTTCGTAAAATATCACGCATTTTATCATAGTTAATTTCTTTCATATTTGTAATACGTTCCTTTTTAATACGTGCTCTTATATTTTCAATGACTTCTTCTGGAATTTGGGTAGTTTCTTTGGCTTGAAATTGGGATAAAATTTCCTTGAAATGATTTAAACGAATATATGCAGTATACGATACTTCATTGGGTGGTTCTTTATTACTTGGTTTATTACTATCTACTATATAAGTTACAAATTTACAACATTGAAGATTATTACATATTAATACCCCTTCTTCGTCTTGTGGTATTAATTCTCCTTCATTACAATATTCACATTTATCTGCATTAATAATATAATCTTGTGGTTGTAAAGTT